CGGGAAGAGAGAGGAGTTTTTGTCGGGGGTCTTAGCTCCGGAAGTGATCCATACGCCTGCCTTTATGGTGGCGAAGGACGCCGGCAAGCCAAGACCACTGGTGAAGAACGATAGTTCTTATCTCCTTCTGCGGCCTCTCCATTCATTTCTCTACGACACGATTAGCAAGGAGAGTTGGTTGCTCCGCGGTAATTTCGCTCCGTCCAGTTTACTTTCCGCCGGGTTTACACCCGGCGGTAGTTACTTTTCGGCCGATTTTACTGCGGCAACCGACAACTTGTCTATCGAGGTCGCGGAGTCAATGTTGGACGAGCTTTCGGCCTTGTCTCTCCCGGACGTTCAACCTCTCCTTTCTGTTGCTAAGCAATCACTCCGCCCATTGATCTCGGGCCCTCGCTGTTTCGTACCCACGACGGGACAATTGATGGGGAACCTCTTGAGTTTCCCCCTCCTTTGCCTCCAGAATTGGTGCGCAGCAACTTGGGTCGACCGGATGATGGGTTTGGACACGCCGAAGTTGATAAATGGCGATGATTTGCTTGTACAGGCGGATGACGATTGGACGTCTCTCTATCGGCTCGTGGTGCCGGGTCTCGGTATGATGTTGAACGAAAGGAAAACGGCTTTTTCACGGAAGTTGTTGACCATGAATTCGACCTATTATACAGGGAACTTTAAAAAGATCCCATTTGTGAAAATGAGGATTCACCAATCCGATGTGAGAGAGTTGCCGGAGGTCCTTCACGCCCTTTCTAGCGAGTTTACTCGTTCTCCTTTGCGTGCCCGTTTGACGCGCCACCTTCTCTCCTTTTGGAGCTTCAAGATCCGAGGATCTCGTCGCTCCCTCTACAAACTTGGTTTCCGATTGCCTCTTTTAGGGCACCATCAGATTCCCAAGCCTTTGTGGAGAAGGGAGAAGTGCCGTACCGGGCACGAGTACGATATTCCAAAGCGTCCCGCGGGGTTCCATCAGTCCATGATGGCGTGCCCGGAAGCTAAGGAATTTCTGGAGGACAAGGAGATCGCAGAATGCGTCGTGGAGGCGACATGGAAAATGGGAGGATATGAACGGCCTGCCCGTCAATCGCTTCGTGACGTTAGACTTGCCTTGAAGGCCTCTCCTTCCAAGAGAGGTCCCGAAAGGTCTCAAGTCGCGCGTCAGCGGTTGCACGAGTGGCCGGAGAAGAAGAGCCCCGCCATTCCCGAGAGCATCGTGGATTGCTTTCTCGGTATCCACACTACAGTATCCATTCGTGACGGATATTTGGAGTGGGACGAGTGCGATCTCTGCACGAAACTAAGGGAACGGTGGTGGAAGAAAGAAAATGAAGGAATGCGTTCGGTCACCGATTTAAAGGTGCCACCGAGAGCTCCCGACGTCACGTGGACGTGATAGTGGGACTCACGGGGCCGGTAAGCCCTCAACGCCGCAGCAGATTACAAATGAAAGCGAACTCGATCTTCCCCGAAAGGGAAGGCGACCTTGATCGGTCATAGTGGAAAAGAGTGTTTGTTGCGAGTATTTTGGGTTCGTTACGGTAAGGTGATACGCGTTCGCGCCCCTGTCACGCCTCGCCCGCTATTAGACGCACA